GACTTTGACGCCGATCGAATACGGTTGGGATGTGATGTTATCAACAACCGTCCGCCAGCCGCCGTTGATGTAGATCAGTTGGTAAGGATTCACCGCCCCGATGTCTTTGATTGTGACCTGCGAGCCGTTGGTAGCTTCGATGAACCACGGGTAAGCTGTTGGCGTGCCAGATGAGCCAACTTTAGCTTGTGCCGCCCAATATGGAGTGATGCCCGAGATTGTGGAGTTCTTCCACGGTTTCATGAAGCTATTCGTTGTCGTGCCGGAGTCGGCGTAGATGAGCCACACACCTGGAATTGTCTCTGGATCGGTCAAGAACGTATCGTCAAGCGTGGTGCTGCCATCGGTGCCATAAAACCGGTTGCCGATGCCAAGTGCCGACGTTTCGAATGGCCCTTTGATGCTCACGTTCGGCGGGATCACACCCAATGCCGAACTGAACTTGTACGCGGCTTTCACACCATCCGCCCGAACTGGCGACATGTACAGCGTTCCGCCACCGTTGGCGGAAATCGTCGCAATTGCTGCACGCACTGCCGCCGCATCGTCTGACGTTGCGTTGCCAATAATCGCGGAGAACGTGCGGGAATCGTAGTAGGGTGAATAGCCCGACGTTGACACCGCGTCTGATGGCGGAATCGCTGGATTGACTGGCCCCGAACTGGTCGCGCCACCACTTCCCGCTGGCCCTTGTGGACCGGTTGGACCTGCTGGCCCGGTATCTCCCGTTGGCCCTTGTGGACCCGTGGCACCAGTCGCTCCCGTGGGTCCGGCTGGCCCCTGTGGTCCTGTGTCCCCGGTCGCACCTCGTGGGATCGTGAAGTTGAACACCGCCGCTGTGCTGGTGCCGGAGTTCGTCACGCTGGCGTTCGTGCCCGGTGCCCCGGTGGTCGTTGTGCCAACCGCCACCGTAGCCGATGTGCCGCCACCTGGACCGGGTGGAGGTGGCGGAGAAGGTGCAATCCCTGATTCGTCTTCCAAACCCGTCGGCTTGTGCTTCCAATAGCCTCTTGCGGGGAACTCCCGAACCGTGGAGCCGTTCTCATAGACCAATTCGTACCAGTAGTCACCGGCTGGAAGCGTCGTCAGATCGGCAGTGCTCAACGTGATCGTGATCAGCCCATACGTGGCGTCAATCGACATGTTCCCGGCAGCCGTGGAAACCGTCAACGCAACCACACCGGGAACGTCTGGCGTACCATAGCGAACGTGAGCGGACGCCGTGTAACCGGTCAGATTCAGCGGTGCCCCAGACTCGTCCGTCAGGGCAAACACTGTGCTGAAACTGCCGCCGTGGTCGGTTTCGATGTTGTTCAGTTCGTCCACAATCTCTCCTCTGGGGTGGTCGCGCAACCACCTTACGGGGCAGTGATGAGCGTGTCTGCAATCGTTGGACTGTTGCTACTTGGCAGCACTAAACCCAGATCCCGCATCCCGAACAGTCGATCGAAAAGTGCCTGAAACGTGGCGTTGTACGTTGCCCCTGCCCGGTCGTTGGTCACTGCCAGATCCCACCCATCTCCATCGGCAAACGGCGTAGAACCCCCGTGCACACTCACCCACGGACCAGACGGGTAAACCTGTGTCATTGGGGCCATCGTGAGGCGATCGACGAAGCACGATAGCGAACCCACAGTCGGATCGGCCAGCGTGATTCGGAATTTGAGCACTGCGGGCAGCGATTTCGGTAAGCGGAATACACCCGACAACGCTAGCCAAGTGCCCGTTGACACACCGGGAAGGCTCACGCTGATCGTGTTCGCGGTCCCCTGCGTGTCGTTGACCACGGTTCCCGAACCATCCACCAGGCTCACGCTCAGTGTCGATCCTGCTGGGTTCGCTGTGACGCGATACCAGAGGTTCACACCGTAGGGAACGAGTGGCGTCGGGCTGGTCGAAGTGCCAGCAGCCGAACCGAATTGCTGTTCCAGCCGGACGTTTGCAACTGTGCTGACCAGCTTCAACGCCGATTCTGTGCCGTCCGGGTAAACGGTGCTGGTCTCCTGAAACACGTTCGTGCCAGCCGTGCCCGTGTGGATCGTCCAGTTGTCGGGGATGTTTGCAGTGGTGAACGTCTCGAATCCCGCATTGACCAGAGTCGTGGAATTCGTTGGCGAAGCAACAGTGAACCCCGTGGCGATGCCGCTACCTACCGGCCAGTCGTAAGCCAGCGTATCGGTTGGATCGCCAACAGCCCCGTAGTAGGCGAACAACTCGCTCCCCGACGAAGCACCATCGGTGTAGCTGTCACCCGTGCACACAACCGAACCCGTCTCAGCGAACGCCAGTTCACTCGGCAGCCCATCGCCCCGAATCAGCGACGTGATCAGCACCCCGTTCCCGACCGTGCCTACAATCGCACCGGGTGTAGCTGCAACCGCACATCGGGCTACCGTGTCCGAAGACGCCACCATGTCGGCAATCACTTGCTGGAGAGCAGATTTCAGCGAGCCAGCACTATGCGGGTTCGCTGCCGCCACCGTCCGCAGCACGGTCTGGATTGCCTCATCTCGAACGATCGGTAGCCACGCCCCCTGATTCGCAATGAACGCATCACGTGACGCAATCGCCGTAGCCACCACGTCACGCAGCCCAGTACCCGGCGTCAACCCGTCGTACTCGGTGTAATAGCTCTCCAAAGCGGCTGGCAAAGTGCCCTGATGCGTGTTGACCAGGTAGATCAGCCGACCGATCCGACCCAGCCGCGTAAACAGTGATCCGGAGCCGGTTAGTGTAATTGTGGACACTAGTGATACTCCGTACAGCTATGAACAGAAAATCAAATCTGGTAAATTTGCGACGTATTCCCAGTTACGCAAGGTGGTCGCGCGACCACAATTCAACCAAGGGGAAACCGTGACCGCCTCATTGCCCGCACCTTGAAGCTGTCCCGTCAACTGGTGGCTGCGGTTCGGCGTGAAATGATTGCCGAAGGCGTTCACCCAGCCCGTATGGAAATCGTCCGGAAGTTCGATCACGCAGCAATGGCACCTGCCCACACCTACGATTGGGTTGGCTACCAGCCTGGTGCGTCGGCCCGCGGTGGCTACGTCTACGATGAGAACGGCCAGATCATCCGCCGTTCTGAGTGGTTGCGCCGCCAGCGACAAGCCAAAGCCAAGGAAGCCAAGAAGGACTAAGCCTCGGTGTACAACACGGCATCCTTGGCCGAGTTCGCACCCGCTGGGATGAATTCCCAGGCGAAGACTTTGAGTTTCTGGACGTTGTTCTTTGTGCTCTTGAGGTCGCTGTATGGCCCCTTCAGAACGCACGTCGGGAAGATCACAGTCTTGGTCGGCCCCACCAGTTTCAACACAAACGTCTTGCCAGCCGTCCCGAGCAATAGCCCCCTGCTCGGGCTGGCACCAATCGTGGAACCGGTCTGATCACCAATCGCTTTGACCTGGTTCACCACAGCATCATCGTAGTCAACCAGGTCAAGCGGGATGTCTGCTGTCTTGCCCATGTCCTGAAGTTCGGCGGGCACCATCTCGCCCGCTACGTCCGTCTTCACTTCGCGAATCTTGTGATCGATAGCAGCCTCAACGCCCGCTTCAACGATCCCCAACGCCGAAAACGCACCGCCAACGCCCGCAAATCCGACCGACACAACAACCGGTCCATCGACGTGATATGCCCGCGCCATTAGTTGTACCCCTGTTGGTTCCCGTTGCCGTGTGATCCGAATAGTCTTGACGCATACCGGACAGTCTGCGGGCCGCTCGTTACCCGAGGCACTACCACCTCAGGGAGTCCCGCGTCTGCCGTTTCCGCGAACGCAAAAACACGCTCGCCGTTCTTCAGTTTTTCGAGTGTTTCGAGGGCTTCCCGTGCACCCGGCACACTGTCCGGGTTCGCACTCATTGGCTGCCGCCGTTGAGCGAGTTGCCAGTAAGCCAAGTCTGCCACGATCTTTTGCAGATACAGCAACCCCGCATCCGTCAAGGCTGCGAGGTCGTCTGGTGTGTACCGGTTGCCGATGAGGGCAGCCGAATTGAGTTGCCCGGTAGCAGACCCCAACAGCCCCGCCAGGATCGCACCAGAGGGCTGGTTAGGATCGAGGAGGGCAGCTCGTTGGGGGCGTGGCCCGTTGCCGTCACGCACGAGGTCGGCCACCTGCTGCCAATCGTGGTAGATCAGCAGTTGGGCAGCCGAACAGTACGTAGCGGAAACAACCGGAGTCTGAGCCACTTTCACATCTCCTGGGGTGGTCGCGCGACCACTTAGATCGTCGCTTGGATCAGGTAGCCGGACTCAGGGATAATGACCACTTCGGTCTGGTCCACCACGTTGATGCTGATCCGCTTGTTTTCGGGGTCGTCGAAGGCTTCGACGCTCATTTCGTAGTCGTAGTAGTAGATCTGAACCGTGGAGAAGTTCGGCAGCCCGAACCCGCCATCCATCCCCGGTTCTTTGCTCACGACGATTGCGTTCGTGTTGCTCAGCAGGTAGTTGCGATCGGTCCCGACCGTGGCTGGGGTGCCATCTGCGTTCGGGCGTGACGTAGTTGACGAAACGTCTTCAACGTACAGCTCATAACCGGCGATCATGTCCGGCAAGCCCCATTGCTGGTTTCGCCATGTCAGGCGGTCCATGGCGTACTGACTCTGCTTGAGCAAGTCACGAATTTCTTCGTTCAGCGCCAGCGTAATGGCCAGTTTGGGCGATATGATCAATCGCAGGTATTCGGGGCCGGAGATCGCACCAGCCGTGAGCAGGTTGATCTTTTGGCTCACCGTACCCAGACAGGTCTGGATGTACTTCGTGGATGCTGTGCTGGCGTCCCACTTGCCGCCACCCAGGTTGGTTGCGGTGTCGGTGTTGCTGGATGGCCAGTTACCGGTGGTTTGCAGCTTCGACAGAATCCGCGTTGCACGGGCCGTCATCGCCTGTTGCAACAGGATTTTGTTGGCCAGCATCTCGCTATCGATGTTGGCGAAGTTCCGCGAAGTCTCAATGGCCTGGTAGCCAAGCGGGAAGCTGAAGTTGTAGCGTTGGATCAGGATGGGTTTATCTTCCCACCGCAACACGTTGGTGTTCGGCTGGGGGCGAAGATCACCGTCTTTCCAGAGGCTTTCGTTGGGGTCAACCATGCGGGATGGCTGATCCAAATCTAGCTTCTTGTAGTACGCCTGCGGTGCTGGCGCTTTGACCAGTTGGCTGTAGCCGAGATGCTTGAAGTTTTTCGGGTCACGAACGAACCCGACTGCTGTGGTGGTGGCCTGCGGCATGAAGCCGTTAAACCCACCAATCGCCCGAATCGCCATAGTGAAAGCCCCTTAAATTGCAGTGTTTCGGTAAACGCTGGGTGGTCGCGCGACCACCCAAACGGGATGATTACGCCCGGAAGCCAGGCATCACGAGCATGCGAACCAGCTTGCCGCTTGTGCCACCCTCAAGCAGGATTCCGCCGTAGATATCGCCTGCGGTTGTGCTCGCGATGGCTTGGCTGCTTGCGTTTGACTTGACCAGTGCACCGGGGGTCAGCGTGGCTGCGAGTTCGATCAGCGTGTGCTGACCAGCCACGAACACGTTCACCGATTCACCTGCAACAGCGTGGTAGCCGTCATCAAGGCCGGGATAAGGTGCGTTGCGGGTCGATGGCCCACTCACGCCGATGATCAGATCGGTAGCGTTGGCTTGGGTAATAGACCCGTTCGCCGAAGTTGCAATTTTCACGAAGCGGCACGGGCTGACGTTCCCCGTCGCGACTCCGGTCATACCAGAAATTCCAGTCATGTGTTAATCCTCTGAGGTGGTCGCGCGACCAGTTGTTACTTGGACTTTTTCAGGGCTGCGACCGCTTCGTGCCGCTTCATGCCAGGGTGTTGACGCATCAGGTTTAGAAGCTCTTGCTCGCTCTCAGGCGTGCCGGGAGCTTTGCTTGGCTCGTACTCGTACAGCGTGATGTCTGGCACTTTGGCCGATGGCGTTTTCTTGGGGTACTTGGCCTTGATTCGGGCGATGTGTGCGGCCCGTTGCTTTGGCGTCATCTCGATAAGAGCGGCGGTCTCTTCTTCGGGGTCAAGCTCATACAGATCAGTGAGCTTTTCCACTTCCCGTTCGAGCTTCAGCTTGGCCAAATCAGCCTTGAGTTTCTTGTTCTCTTCTTGCAGTTCGAAGAGTTCGGGCTTCTTTTTGTCGTCTGCCATCTCGTCATCCTCAGAGGGTTCGTCGGTTGGTTCGTCGTCCATTGGCGGTTCGTCGCCGTCTGGCTCATCGCCCATGGGTGGCTCGTCCATCGGTGGTTCTTCGCCCAGCATTGGCTCTTCTGCCATCGGTGGCGGTGCGGGTGGCGTGAGCATGCCAGCCTGTTTCAGCCACGCGGCACATTTCGTGAACAACGCCACTTCGTCCGGCGTGAACCCTTGCGGTAACTGCTGGTCCGGTCCGGCTGGTGGCTGGCCCATCTCGTTCATCGGGGGCATCTCGTACTAGGTGGTGGGTTCAGTCGATTCGTAGGCCAGCACGCCCATGTCGAGTTGTGGGTCGCGAATCATGTGAGCCACGCCGCGAATGGTGCGATCGGCGTGGCGATACTCAACCGAGCGATAGGGGTAACGTCGGACTTCTTCGGCGTATTCGGGGTAGCAATACTCGTCGGCGATGATGCCCGGCTCGCCTTGTGGTCCGATGCTGGCTGGTCTGTAATTCCGCAAGAAGCCGACTAGCTTGCCTTGGTCCGGGTGATGATCCGGTAAATTGGTTCGCACATGGCCAATGGTCACGCGGCCAACAACGCCGAACTGTTCTTCGAGGTCATGGGAAGACGCGGCGATATCGTCCAGATCGTCGGCGGTAATCTCCCGCTCAACGGGTCCGTCTTTGGTCTGGATGATGCGGCAATGTGCTTTGAAGACTGGGACGTTCCGACGCACTGCCCACTTGGTGGGATCGTCAAACGAAGCGAGCGTGGCTAGGGTAGCGTCCATACAAAGTTATACCGCAGGTGGTCGCGCGACCACCTGCGGTATGGGACACTGCAAAATATGAGGCAATCAGTCAATCACGTCGTTGGTGCGTAGCCAATGCCCATCGATGCCATCTCTCGGCGTGCCGCATCGATTTCTTCATCCGAGTCGCCCCAGAGCGAAATATCCCACTTGCCGTTTGTTTTTTTTGCCGTCACGTTGTCTGTAATCTTGCCCTGCTTTTGAAGCTCCAAAAACTTGGCGACTTTGTTCGCATCAAGCCTGATTCTGTGCACCAACCGATTGCCACGGGATGTTTCCACTGAAGGATACTTTGTCGCCCGCTTTTCCGTTGGCTTGTCTTCTTCTGGCGGCGGGAAATCGTTATGCCGATCGGTGTCGCGCGGCAAGCTCTTTTTTTTGCTGAGCCATTTGTTGAACATCGGCAAGGCTGTCTCATGAAACCCGTCATATTCGCCGTCTGGATCTAGCAAGCTAAACGCGATCGCGGCCTGCCCCGGTGTGATTTTTTTGTCAAACAACGCCTTGGCGGTACGCTCGCTGTCCATGCCTCGATTAGCTTTAATCCACTCTGCCAGTTCTCGCCCATGTTTTACAGCGTCTTCGACTAGATACAGCTTCGTAGACCCTTCTTGTTCAACATCAATGAGCTGCTTAGCTTGGGTCATCGATGCTATCACCCGCCCAGCTTCCTGCAATTTTTGATTGTTGGAATGCACCATATGGCGAATGGCATCATTTCGCACATCTTCGCCCCACTTCGCCTGCTTTTCGGTGCCCCGCAGTTTAGGCAGTTCAGACCCGCCCGATTTCAGTGCATCCGATTGATTCTCAGCGGGCTTTGATACTGGCTGCGGTTTCGGCACGGGTGGTGGCGAAACCGGCCTAACAACATACTGTCCTGATTGGACCTTGTTTGATATCCGGTTGCGAAGATCGCGTAAGTTGTTTGAGTTTGTATCGTAGTAGATACCCAAGTCTTTGACCAAATCCGACAAGTCTTCGCGGCTCATATCCTCAAGTCCGGACGTTGCAGCATTGATGTCTTCGGAAGTGGAATCCATAGACAGAGACTTGATCTTATTCACAAGCGTGACCGCATCCACCCCTGATTTTTTCAGCGTCTCCCCCTCTGCCTGAGTGGTCGCGCGACCACCTGCGGCTGGTTTCGAGTACGCCCCGGCCTGCACTTTGTCGTGGATCTTCTTATGCAGTGTGAAAATACCATCTTCGTCAGGGTCGTATGGAATACCGAGATCTGATGCCATTTTCGTCACATCATCCGCCCGCAGCCCCTCAAGGCCACCCACTACGTCCTGAACATCTTTCATAGATGCTGTAGATGGCAACGACTTTACAGACGACGTTATTGCCCCTGCGTCGGTTGGCTTCGGATCAAACGTGACGAAATGGAATTCCGCGTTACCGTGAGGCGTCAACGAGTTGGTCACGGAATCCGGGTCCATCGCCTGCACCAAATCGGCACGGGACAGCGTCACGCCGCCGTTTCGCTGCGACTCTAACAACTGCTGCTTGAACTCATCCAGGCCAACGTTTTTGTACTCTGGGTTCGTGTTGCGGAGATGCTCCCAGATGTGCGAGATAAACCCTTTATTGTTTCCGTACCGACCACGCCCGTGCATCTCTTGGGCGGCATTCACCACGTCCGAAGCAAATTGCTTAGGGTCCGAAGTGGTCGCGCGACCACTAGCCGCTGGTGCTTGTGTTGCCATATCATCACCCCCAGGTGCCGGAGTAGCCGGTTGCTGCTCCACTGGTGGAATACTAGCATCCTGATATTCCTTGTCAACCGGAGTAGCTGGTTTTTCGGGGGTAGCTTCGGGCTGCGAGGTGGTCGCGCGACCAGACAAGTCTGTTTGGTCCTGCTCTGGTGGCAGCATACCGTGGGAACGAAGAACCTCTGGGGGAACCGTTTTGCCTTCGGATAACGCAGCTTCGATAGTTGATCGGTGCTTGCTTCTGCTAAACTGCTTGTCCCAATCGGACTTTTTGGCTTCGTACCGTGCATAATCTTCGTCGTAAAACTTGGCTACCTTTTTGTCGTAGGCTTTCTTTTGTGCTGCCGTCAATGCACGCTTGCCGTTGTTCTGAATCGCCCCCATCCCTTCGGGTGGCTTTGGCGATTTGGGTTGAACAGGCTCACTCTTTCGAGCTTCTTCCATATATTCCGCCAACGTCTGTTCGTGCGGCGCTTTCGGTTGCGGAATCTCTTTCCCCATCGGCCCCTCACTGGTCGCGCCACCAGCCTGCACCTCTTCTGGCGCTGGCTTTCCCAGTGTCTCGCTCTCTGGCCGAGTGGTCGCGCGACCACCTTCGATCTGCTGCTTGGCGTGGTCAATCAACTGTTGGGCCATCTCATCACGACGACGCAAACCGCCCAATTTGATGCCCAAACGCCGCCGGATGTTCCGAATCTGGGTAGCATTGAGCAATGGCAGATGGTTCGGCAGTTCGGCGAAATCGTCCGGGGTGGCCTGCCCGTTCATGGCCTTGGTCGCAATCTCCATTGCAGCCTGAGCAGACGCTTGACGTGCCTGTTTGCGTTCCTGGACACCCGCTTTACGCTGTGCCTCTTTGCTCGGTCCCTTGGGTTGCTTGCCCCGCAACGCAGCTTCAGCCCGTGCACCGTAGAGCGTGCGTCCGGCATGCTCACCCACGCCCACCGCTTTGACCTTGCCGCCCTTCGTTTGGGCACCCTGCCATGAGTACAGCCACAACTCCTCATCGCTGGCGTAGCTGTCCTCGGGTGGCTGTTCGCCCGCAAGGATCGCTTGCAACATGCCAGGATCGCCCGCCATGTCGCAAAGTGCCTGGACCGTTGCGGAATCGCCTTCTTCCATGGCCTGCATAATCGCAGCCATCAACGCATCCTGAAGCTCAGGATCGAGCACATCATCAGCCCCAACGCCACCCATACCGGCCATCGGGTCATCCTGCCCTGGGGTGGTCGCGCCACCACCCAGAGCCGCCATCGGGTCGCCTTCGCCACCCGGAGGCAACGCACCAGCACCCTGCCCCATGCCGCCGTCCATGCCCGGTTGCTGCTGCTGACCGCCCACAACCTCATCGCCTTCCTCTGGCGCCGTGAACCCGGCCAATTTGCGAAGTTCCATAGCCTTCAACGGCACGCCAGCCTGAACGAGCTTCAGACCCGATTCCAACTTGTCCTTGGCTTCAGGGTCGGGAAGACTGCTCTTCCACCGGACCTGGAACTTCGCCCATGGGAAGTTGAGCCGTTGCAGCACCCGCACGAGGTCCGTTGTCATCGTCTCGTCCAGCTTCTCCACGTCGGTCTTGATCAACTGGTACTTGGTGTCCTTGTGGAAGTCGGCAACGCCCGTACCGCCCAGCCCGCTGCCTTCGGTGCCAGCCGATAGCGTTTGGCCCACGATGACCCGCTCAATGTGCCGATCATAGTAACCCTCAATCAGATCCTTGAGGAACTGCACGCCCTGCGTGTTCATCGGGACGGTTTCGATAGCCTGATAGTTTTCATTGGCTGCACGAGGCACAGCTAACGCCAATTTGCCTGTGATCTGGTTGGCGTTGACCTCTGCTGCTTTTTGTGCTTGTGAGTTGCCGGTTGGGTAGTTGAAGATGAGCAGGTCTGCCATGCCCACCGATTCGGTGAAGCCAATCATCCACCCGATAGCCTCGGTTCGCATCCAACCAGCCCAATACACCAGATGCCGCACCCCAATACCACCGACCGAACCCCCGGCCACAGCGTCATAGTAATCCGCATCCTGGATCTCGTGTTGGTGGATCAGGAACCGGTCACGCCACGCCTTTTCCACGAGCTTCAGCAGGTGCCCGCCCCGATCGTGGTTGGTCGTGCAACCAGCCCGGATGTCCTCGTACTCGCTGGCCGTAGTGCTGTTGACAAGAATCGAGGGCACACCATCGTGCCCGAATTGGATCTTGTCGCCGTTGACGGGTGACCACTTCGTGACCACAAACGGCTCACCGTAGCACGGCTGCCGCATCTCGATCTGTGCACCAGCACGCCCATACCACAGAGCCTCCATTGCGGCCTGCTTGAGGCCGATCAGCCGGGGCGTCTTCTTGATGATCTTTGTGAGTTCGGCTCTCACGTATGCCTGGGCTGCGTCGTCTTCGTCGTCCGTCTCCAGCGACCACGCCAGGTTGATCGTGGGGGCTGTTCGCTCCTGAAGCAAGCCGATGTAGTAGGCGTCCCGCTTCATGGCCAATGCGTTGGCGGGGCTATTGCGTAACGCCTCGTCATACCGGTAGCTGTACTGCCGACTGAACGAGTTGAACAACGCTTGGAACGTCCGAGCGTGCGGAACCAGGAACCCGTCGTTCCCCGTGATCGCTTGGCCGTTCGGCCCCAACAACGTCATCGCCATATCTCACCCTCCAAGGTGGTCGCGCGACCACCTAACTAGCTTCTAGGAATGCTTTGATAAAAACCGCCGCAACCTGGGGCACGATAGCATTGCCGTAACCGCGCAATCGCACCACGCGGGCGGAAACCCCATCAGCCAACGGGAAAAACTCGGGTTCAACTGGTATGCGGCGAGCTTTTCCGTCTCGGCACTGGATGACTCGGTAACTGCCCCAAGGCCCGCTACCTGTTGGCTCAGTGGAACGCCCGTGTCCGTCGGTCGTGGAGGATTCACCCCCCGTGAATGATCCTGAACCGTTGGAGTTGCCCAGCCCACAAGCGTGGCTTGGTAGCTCAGCGGTTTCCCTCGTGGGTGCGAGTCCCGCTCGGCGTTGAACTCGTCCGTCGCTGATTCGCTCCGGTAATCTCTGGCCGCTGGCGTCGCCCAACCCACCAACTGCACTTGATCTTCCAGATTCCGCACTTCGCCCTGTTCGTGGCGACTGCCGCCCGCGTCCCCTCTCGCTCGTGGAGTTAGCCACCCAGTACAGTCTTTGTCGGATATGCGGGGCTTGGACGCTGTGTGCTCCCAGTACGCAATGCCCGACGGCGTAACCTTCTCTTTCCAGGTCTGCGTGTACTCGATCGAGCCACCCGTGCCCAATAGCTCCTGGCACTTGTTCACCAAAGATTGTGTCAGGGCGACACTCTCGGATGAGGCGGGCGAAGGCTGGCCACAAATCCCGTTCGTCTTCGTTGCCCTTCTGCTTCCCCGCCGTCGAGTAGGGCTGACAAGGGCAGGAGCCAGTCCAGACGCTTCGGCCTGGTGGCCATCCAGCGAGCCGCAAGGCTTCAGCCCATCCGCCGATTCCTGCGAAAAAGTGTCGCTGTCCATCCCCGGCAACATCGGCTGGTACGAGGTCCGTAATACTCCGCTCATCAATGACTCCGTGCGGAATGTGCCCCTGTGCTGCAAGCTCTCGCAACCATGCCGCCGTCTTCGAGTCGAACTCGTTGTAATAGTGCTGCATGAGGGTTCCAAGGTGGTCGCGCGACCACCCACGCGGTTAGTTTTCTAGGTTGGAATCGAGGTCGGCGGACAGTTGATCCACTGCCGACTGGAACTCACTGTACAGATTGTTCTTGCGGGTCAGTTCGTCAATCTCGGCTTGCATGAACGCCATACGACGCTGATGCACCTTACCCAAATCGAACAGCACCATCACGAGTATGCCGGTCGCAGCCACGGCGAAGAACGCCAACATTTCCAGCCCTTGCACGTAGGTCATTTCCAGTTCTCCCCGCCTTCCGGTTCCTGGCTGGACATGAAAAGCTCTTGCTGGTACGTGATGCGGTCCGACTCAAGCCGGTGCTCCAGCACCATCAGACGCCGGTGGCAGTCCAGGCGGTAGCGTTCAACGCACACCTGAACGATGCCAATGACCACGCCCGCCAACACAACTAGCTGCCAAGTTTCCATTTCTCGCCCTCTGGACTGGTCGCGCGACCACTTAACGCCGCCGCATTGTGTCACGCTGGTTGCCCCTGATCAATGTCGGTAGCCCCCCGCCATCTTCAGCGTAGGCCAAGTTCATCGCGTCCATGTCGTCCGGCGATCGGCCCATGAGCTTTTTCATGTCGTCCTTGCTCGCCGCCCACCGTCGGCCCGCACTGTCCACCTCATACGTCACGCTCACAGCCTGCTGCCTCAGCCGCTTCTGCACGGCTTGATCTAAGCGGGATAGATCCAACAGCCCATCCCGAGCACGAAACGCCGTGGTAAACCAAAGCTCGTCCCTACGCCTACCAAATCGGCTGGCATCGTTGGCCACCGTCGCAGCACTCACGCTCACCACGCAATAGCCAGCCTCGCCCAACTGGTCGATCACGCCAGCCCCCACCCCGTCCGCATCAACTTTGATTCGCACCTCAGTCGGTCGCATCGGGTAGTGGTCTGGGTGGTCGCGCGACCAGGCCATGGCCATCTGCTGGGCGGCCACTTTCACCCGGCCCGCCGTCACTGTCGTTGCCCAACCGTTGCCGCTTTCGTGGTGAATGGAGCAGTTCCCCCACCTGCCATGAATCACCGTCCAGTCATCGCCGTAGCGTGCCACGTCAACGCCCAACTCTGGCTTCTCCGACGCCTGCCATCCCAACGTCTCCTCGCCAATCCGACGCGATTCAATGAACGATGGCAGCCGCGTATTGCACGCCAGATCGAAAAGGTACTCACTCCAGATCGTGTTCGTGGTGTCCGTTGGCCGAAGCCCCAGGATACGCGATTGCCCGATAGGACCAGGACGCCACCACTGACCCGAACCCGGACGCCACTCGAAATCGGTCGGGGTCTTGTCGGCCACGTTAATCGTGCTGCACCACTCCGACACGAACCCGTCCACCTGGTCCACACTCACCGCGTTGGGGAGCGGTGCAGGCCGGCCAGCCAGTGCCTCGGTCACGTTTGGGTGATTGAGACATGACAGCGTGTACAAGCTCCACTTGGGCTGACCGTTGATCGTGAGGGCTTCTTCTCGGTAGCTCTGGGAAGCCGTGGTGGTGGGGTTCCCACACGACAACCAGAGGTGCTCACCGTCTGGCAGGAACATCGTGTTCGTGGTCGTGTAGTACTGGGGATCTAAGCCCTCGTCCTCGTCGAACAGGAACAGCATCGACTCCCGGTGCCGACCCTGGAACGCTTCGCCACTCGCTGCCGTGTATCCCTGTGCCCAGTGGTCCTCAGTGTCCCAGATCTTACAGTCCGCTGGTAAGAAGGGCGTTGACAGCCCCGCTTGCTTGGACTGCAACCGGATCTCTGCCCACAGCAAATCCTTCACGGCTTGTTTGGTGGGGCCGGTGGTGATCGTCACCGACTTGCGACGGCTGTGATACCACCACAACGCGATACAAGCCAGTAGGAACGTTTTGCCGACGCTGTGCCCTGCCTTCACCTTCACCCTGTACGGTGGCTGCGTGCATGCGTGGAGGATGGCTTTCTGGTCCGGCGTGAGCCACACCTTGAGCACATCCTCACAGAATCCGATGGGGTTTGTGCGGTATGCGGTCAGGTCCGTGGTGGTCGCGCGACCACTCGCTGCGGCTTCCAGCTTGGCAATGCGGCTAGGTAGGGCCAGTGCCATTACGCCCCCGGTTCAGACAATAACCGTTCAGATTCCAGCAGTTCATCAGCGGTGAAGCACACCTCAGACCACGCCACAAAATGAGTCAGCCCTCGTTGTGCGGATTCGATCCATTCGCCACCGTTGATACGAAACCACACTGACGCTGGCCCGTTGTTGTGCTGGCCACCAGCTTTTGCGTATGGCCCCACTACGAATTGTCGCACTTCGACCGTCGATTTGTCACGCAACGTCAGTAACATTACGCCCCCGGTTTGGCCTTCAGCATGGCTTCCAGTTGTTCGACACGAGTATGCAACTCGACATGCTGGCTGAACTTGATGGAGTAGTCACAAATGGCCATGGATGCCTTGAGTCTGTTGGCTTCCGTCTCGCCACTGGTTGCAACCAAATGGATCTGAGCAAACGCATCGGTAAGGCCGTTAACAAACAGGTTCATCACCCGCTCAACCATCTCCAACCGCAACGCAGCAACACGCTCTTTGAACCCCGGTTCCCTCATCATGCGGTTAATCGTGGTCTGGCTCACCACGAGCTTTTGGGCACAGTCCCGCTTGCTGCTACCTGTCGCAATCAGGCTCGCAAGAAACTCCTCGTTACTCAATCCCTCGGGGGTTACCGCTGGCTCTGTCATCTGTGCCACTGTTGTATTGTTGAGAATTTCGAATCGTGTTACGAAGTTATACCGTTTGTGGTCGCGCGACCACCTTCCATTGCCTCAAACTGTGCTTTGAGTGTGGCCAATCCCCGCTGGATGGCCGCGTTCACTGCTGACTTGCTGATGCCGATCTCCGCGGCGTACTGCTGCGATGACCGCACGGGCTGGCCTATCCCATACTTCGCCCGAATGCACGCTTGCTGAAGTGGCGTGAGCGTGCCGATTTGCTGCACTACCATTGCCATCAGATCGGCGTCAATGGTAGCTGGCTCCGTCTCGGTCGCTGGTGGATCGACCGCCGCAATCGGCGTGCTATGCCGCTCCTGAGCCTGCTCCTCACACCACCGCTGACATGACTTGTAGATCACGTAATAGGCGTAGGTCGTGAAGCTGCCCTTCTCAGGCACAAACCGACCCACCGCTTCCAACATCCCCAACTGACCCAACTGCATCAGATCATCGACCGCATCGACCGGCAAACAGTACACGTACCGCAGCTTCCCCACGATGGATGCAATCCGATAACGCATTGCCTCAACCAGTTCGTTACCGGCTGCGGCGTCCCCTTCCCGGAACCGGATCACCAGCCTATCCACGCCACCAAGAA